GCTACGCGGTGCGATACAACACGCTGAGCGTGGATCTCGGCGGCTTCCGCGAGACCATCCTGCCGGGTGCCTTCGACAAGGTGCTGAGCCGCCAGCGTGGCAAGCAGGACGTGGTGGCACTGTTCAACCACGATCCGAATCAACTGCTGGGCCGCACGTCAAGCGGGACGCTCGAGCTCACAAGCGATGACAAGGGGCTGAGGTATTCGGTCGTGCTGCCCAACACGGAACTGGGCCGCACCATCGGCGAGCTCGTGGCCCGTTCCGATTTGCGTGGATCGTCGTTCGCGTTCACCGTGGAGCCACGCGGCGAGCAGTGGGCACCAGGCGAAGACGGCAAGCCGCGACGCTCGATCCGCGAGGTGTCTGGCCTCTACGATGTAAGCGTAGTGACCCATCCTGCATATAGCAGCAGCACTACGGCAATCGCTCGCCGAAGCATGAATGAGTGGCTTGCGTCGCAGGCAACTGAAGAGAGGTGCAGCTGCCAAGAGGCTCAGGCCGATCAGCCTGCCGCTGCGCCAGAAATTGACGCCCAGGCTATTGCTGTGCGTCTGAAGGCGGCGGTTCTCCGCACGTTCCTGCGTGGCTTTTGCCCAACTGGGCAAGGCGGCGGGATCGACAACAGTTGCGGAAAAGAAGGCGGTGGCGGCGGTGGAGACGGCGGCGATGGTGGAGGATCAGGCGGAAGCGATGGAGGTTCGGCAAAAGGATCTGGCAGCGCCCCTGGCGGACTGAAGTCACCGTCGAAGAAGCACGACACGCCGCTGCCGAAGAGCAAGTCGAAGCTCAACCTCGACACCGCCAAGGAAGCCATGGGCAAGATGGGCTACAAGGTCGGAAAAAGCCAGACGAAGAAAGTCGGCAAGGGCTATGTGACCATGGTCGAAGTCACCGACAGCAGTGGCCATACCGCCAATCTCACGACCGACGAAGTCAAAGACCTTGTGTACGACAACCGCAAGTAGGAGCAGGCGTGGCAAGACCGGGTGACATCTGCCCCCAGTGCGGCAAGGGTCGCATCCGCACTCGCTCGAGCGTGCAGGCCGGCGAACATTCGCAGGTACGGTACATCGAGTGCCAGTGCTGCACGTTTCGCTCCAAGCAAGTCGTGCCGGCCGAGTACATCTGCCGCCGGTCCCTTGTAAATACAAACACTAGGCGAGGCTGAGTGGCATCCTTGGCGTAGTGTGAACGACAGACACGGACTGTCACCGTTCACAACTACGGAGTGCCAAGGATGGCCAGCCAACTCACCAAGCTTCAGGACCGGGCCGCTGCTGTGGCCGCCATGCTCGATGACCTCTCCAAGGTCGAGGAGCGTTCTGCCGAGCAGGTCGCGGAGATGGAGAAGCTGGCCGGCGAAGCCGAGCAGCTCGAGAAGGAGCTCGCCCGCGAGCACGCCATCGCCGAGCGGATCACCGCCCTGCGTGGCAAGGTGGCCGCGACTGCGAAGCCCGTCGAGGTTGCGGCCGTTCATGCGGCCCCGGCCCCGGCTGCCGAGCGTTCGCTGAGCGGCAAGGCCCGCCACTTCCGTTCGTCCAGCGACGCTGAGGCGTGCGGCCGGTGGATTCGTGGCTACGTTCTCGGCCGTGCCGAGGATCGTTCGTGGTACGAGAAGAACGTTGAGGCTCGTGCGTTGTCGCCCAACGACAACAACAAGGGCGGCGTGTTCATCCCCGACACCTTCGCCTCGACGGTCATCCGGCTGGTGGAGTCCTTCGGTGCGTTCCCGGCGCAGGCCAACAACCTGCAGATGACGAGCGACACGCTCTACATCCCGCGTCGCGTTGGCGGAAACACGGCGTACCACACGGGCGCCAATGCCGAAACCCAGGCGACCGACATGGCGACCGACAACGTGATGCTTTCCAGCAAGGAAGTTCGCGTCGGCACTCGCGTCCCTAATCAGCTGATTGACGACTCGGCGATTGACCTCGCCGGGCTCGTGGCTGAAGAGTTCGCTCTGGCCATCGCCCAGCGGATCGACGAAGACGGCTTCATCGGCACCGGGGCCAGCCTTTACGGTGGCATCCGTGGCATCCAGTACAAGTTTGAGAACGAGACGCTGACGGCTGGCATCAACGACTCTTCGCAGTCGGCGGTTACGGCCCTGACGGTCGATGACTTCCTCGCCACCGTCGCCAAGGCTCCGACCTACGCGACCCAGAGCCCGACCTGCGGCTGGTACGTCACGCCGCAGATGCACGCTCTGGCGATGCAGTCGCTGGCTCTCGGCGGCAGCGGTGCCCTCGCCAACGAGGTTCTCGACGGTGCCCGCCGGCCGACGTTCCTAGGGTGGCCGGTGTTCCTCAACAACGTCATGCGGAAGACGGCCTCGGCCGGTCAGTGCGTGGCGTTGTTCGGCGACCTCAAGCGGTCGAGCCACTTCGCCCTGCGGCGTGCCGTGGCGGTGCGGGCGAGCACCGACCGCTACATCGAGTTCGATCAGACCTACTTCCAGGCCACGGTGTCCTACGACGCGGTGACCTCGGACGTGGGCGACGCTTCGACGGCTGGCCCGGTCGTGGCTCTCATCCTCTGAACCTAACCAACCCAAGGAACCAGAATCCATGAACCACGCGGCCAACGAAAAGTCCGTCATCTCGATCAGCCCCGGCGTTGCGGGCGTTGCCTCTGCGGGCACGCACACCGTGGCGATTGACTGCCTCGGATACGACTCGGTCAGCATCGACGTGTGCTACCGGTCGCTCGCCAACACGTCTGCCCCCAGCGTCGTGACCATCAAGCACAGCGACACGGACGGCAGCTACGCGGCGATCAGCGGGCTGGTCCAAGGCACGGACTACACGCTGTCCGGCGTTGGCAACACGGCCACGGTAAACGTGACTCGCTTTGAGATTTCGACCAAGGCTCTCAAGCGGTATCTGCAAGTGGCGGTCACGCCGTCTGCGGATGCGTCGGCGAACGGCACGAACAACGACATCGTCGTGGCGGCCCGCCTGGGTCGCGGCGAGGCGGGTGTCGATTCGGCGTCTGATGCCAACGTCACTACCCGCGTGGTTCTCGGCTGAGCGAAGACGATAGAACGACAACTCCAACGAAGGAGGAGCCGTGGGCGCGGCGACTTCGGCGGTGGCTGGCGTAAAGCCTGCCATCATTCAGACCGGCAGCGGGCCGATCCGATTGCACTGCGCAATGTCAGTGCCTCGGCTCGGCTGGCAGGATCACATGTTCTGCTGGGCCAGGGGGCTCATCCCGTACGGCATTTCGCCAGTGCGGCTTGAGGGGGCGTTCTGGGGCCAATGCCTGGAGCGTGTCCTCACGGACATGATCGAGAGCGACACGGACGAAAAAGCCCCTCCGCTCTGGATCTGCACGCTCGACTACGACTCAATTTTTGAAGCCGATGCGATTCCTCGGCTGCTGACGTACGCCGTAGCCAGCGACTTCGACTTCGTGGCCGCCGTGCAGATGAAGCGGCGTACCGATGAGCCGCTGTTCACGATGAAGGCCGACGATGGCTCCCGCGTGGCCGAGGTGGCCAGGGATCACTTCATCTATCACAACGTCATCCAAGCCAACACGGCCCACTTCGGATTGACGATGCTAAAGGCAGAGGCGTTGAAAAAGATGCCTCACCCGTGGTTCATCGGAAAACCCAATGAGGCTGGCCGGTGGGAGGACGGGCGGATTGACGATGACATCGCCATGTGGCTGACGGCCCAGAAGGCCGGGCTGAAGATTGGCGTGTGTCCTCGGGTCGTGCTGGGCCACGCCGAGGTGTGGATCAAGTGGCCCGACCAGAACATGCGAGCGAGCCTGCAGCACCCTGGTGATTTCTGGGACCGAGGCGGCAGGCCACCGGAGAACGTGTGGAAATGAGCACGACGATCCCGATGGTGCAGGTCCGGTTCCTGCGGTCCTACGCCGCGTACAAGGCCGGGCAGATTGTGCCCGTGACGGGCGGGCTGGCCCGCACGCTCGAGCTCCAGCGGTACGCCGTGCGGCACGTTGACGCCCCGGCGTTTGAGTTTGCCACGGCCCCCGAGCCGGCGACTGAGCGGGCGGTTGCCCCGGTTGCCAAGGCCAAGCGTG